TTATTCAGCATTGCTTCCCCCCTTTCTCGCCTCCGTCATCTGGTTCTCCAGTGTCTGCCAATCGGGGATCGTGCCTTGCGTCTGGTACGCTTTGCGAGCGGTACGCACCGCCTTATGCAATTCCGGCCATTGCTGCGATTCGTCCTCGGCTTCGTGCAGATGCCCGACGGCGCGGAGGCGGTAAGCGTAGCCGTCCTGTGATTCAGACAGCAGCACGTAGGCCGCACCAAGGTGTTTTTCGACACACTCCAAACATGACGGGCGCGTGGTCGGAATTTCTGTCGTTGACGCTGGCTTCTTGCAGTTGCAGCCTTTCACCGCAACCGTGGACGATGCCGTCACCTGCCCCGGCAGACGGGCGATGGCGATTTGCGATTTGGTCCCGCGTGTGGACTTTGCGTGGACGATTCGCCGGTCTTCAAACTTCGCACCGATGCGATCAGCATACAAAACCGTCTCGCCGAGGATCGTGCATTTGTAAGCGGGTTTTCCGTCGTCGCAGGTGACGAGGCGTTGAACGTCGGTGGCCAAGTCGTATTCGACAGTAAAAATTCCGCCTTCGCCCTCCTCCTGCTGCCACTGACCACTGACCAGCAATTTATCCGGTTCGTCGGCGCGATACGTCACGCAATAAATAAACGCGCCGGGCAATTCGATCACCTTGTCGCCCCCGCCGCCCATTCCTCCCAGTCCTCCCAAAGGTCGGCGGACATGCACGAGATTTTCCGGTTCGCCGTGGACGATCCTGTCCTTATATATATGTCCCGACCGCGCCGCTTGAATCGCCATCGGCGGACTGAGGCGGTCTAGCGCCGGGCCGTCGAAACGGTACAAGCGGAACAGCGGATCGTCGGCTTTGCCCCCGGCGATCAGCGTTACATGCCAACCCGTCGCATCGTGCCATGCCGTCGGCGCACACTCGCAAATGTCGGCGGGCAATGCCGTCGGCAAACGGCGGACATCACCGTCTGGTGTGCGGAAGTATGCTTTCCAGATACGATCCGTACCGGCCTGACAAAACAGCAGCACCTCGCGCCCTTCCTGATCGAGCGTCAAGAACGGCATGTGTGTCATCATTTCCGAATTGTGCAGTGTCAACATATATAATCCCTCCACGTTCGCGTTTGACAGTGGCCCGGCCAATGAATCATTCCGTCCTTGGGGTCGTAGCAGCCGATTTGAAGTTCCATGAGCCCGTCGTAGGAATAGTTCGTTCTCCACTCGTCCGGCAGGCCCACCAACCGTCCTTGTTTGTCCACGCATCCGTGCTGATACAAGAGACACGCACCCATCTCGATAATCCGCCAATACGAGTGCGGTGGCGCTTTACCTGGTCCCTGGTACGGCCTCAGGTTCCATATAGGGTTGCTGGAGTTGGTCGTATAGTATCCAAGCACCTTTGGTTCGCAGCCGCAACAAAAAGCGCAGTTACCGTCGTCGTCATAAACGGCACCCTTGCCGCCGGGCAACAGCCCGCGCTTACCCCTCACCCCCGTTCGCCTCCCATCCTCATCATCCAACACGACTGTTTTGCCACGATGGATGCTCATTAGTACGTCCCCCCCGTGTCTTCGCACGACGCCTGCTCGACCTGCTCGTTGATCCAGCCGAGCACCAGTTTGTCGTCTTTGTCGTAATGGGCGTAGCCAGCCGTGGCTTTAATCATGTAACCCACCGAGGGACGTTTCCACTGATGCGGGCTGGACGTGGGGTTTACACCTTCAGCCAGTACATCGTCCGTCGCCGGATCGCTCACGTCATACGTCCATGTGGCGGGTTTCTTTTCGTCGCCCTGTTCGCCATAAACCTGCTTCAACTTCACAGGAAAAATGCACGTCGGCATCGGTAATCCCAAACGCACCAACGCCCACTGCGAGCCAGTGCCACCTTCACGCCAGAGGATCGCCGCCGCGCCGTAACGTTTGGCTTTCAAATTATCCGTTTTGCCGTCGGCAATGTCAGCATACAAATACTCGGTCTTTTCGTCCGGCACGTCGATCTTCACCGGGCAAATACCCGCGCCATACGCCATGCCGATTGCCTTGCTCTTGAGCGGCTCCAACAGCACGACGAACTTGCCGACGTGATCTTTGCCGGGCGTCTTGCCCACGACCGCAACCTTGTTCTTGAAGCTGTCGAGCTTAGCCTTGGGCGTGATGATCGGCTCCTCGATCCCCAATACACTGTAGCGCGACAGCCCCTTGCCGCTGTCGTTGCGCACCAGGATGATCCCGCTGGAGCGCGTTGCCGACTGCGGCGTCGAACTGATGTTCCGTTGGGACGCTTGAAACGCCCGTGTCGTGTCGATGAAGGCATTGAAGGTCGTCGCCGGGATACGCAGCTTGTCGCCGGTTCGGACCTTTCTCATTGGGTCTCCCATCGCCATATCAGCTCCCAATTCCAAGACCTGCGAAGTTCGCCGTGTCGTAAACCCGCTCAATGTAGACCGCCACGGGCTTCTTGATCAGTTCGTTGGCGTTTTCATCCTCGGCGTCCTGGTAACGCACCCACATATACTCCCAGCCACGTTTGTTGATCCCACTGATTGTGCCGACCCGCAACCCTGTAGCATTCGGACTCGCGGCAAACTTAAAACTGATTTCCCAGTCGCCGTCAAAGATGCTCTGTCCCTGTGTCCGCCGCGATCCACTGGCTCCCAGGAACAAACACTCTCCCGCAGCACAACCTCGGAACGAAGCGCTGTTGACCTTGCCGGTTAGGTAGAAAAGCTGCCCCCTGTAAGGCCACGTCACCACCGCCGCCGGGAAGTAATGCGTCTCGGAGAACTGGTAGATCGGAATGCTGATGTCCACGCCCTCGACGGCATCGTGCGTAACACCGATCGCGCCACCGAAGTCCGGGGCGTTATTGGGATAACGGCCCACCGTCTGGCGGCTCTGCGTGATGTGCTGCATACCGCCGCCGGTGTCGAAGGAGAAAACCGATTCACCGGCGGGCGGCTGCTTTTGCCACATGCCGTACCTGACCCGGCCTTCCCAGAGCTTTTCGCCGACAGGCTCGACCGTCGCACTCTGGCGAATCAGGTTACAGAACCAGACCGGCGAAGTAGCTACGAGCGCCGCGCGAACTTCGGCATCGTCATCGCTGCCCGCGATGTTGTACGCAAGCTCGACGGACTCATTGTCACCCATCGTCGCCTGGCGGCTCTCAAATTTTTCGGTCACCACCGTCGCCATAATTAATCGAACTCCGCATCATCATTACCTTGCTGAACCAGTTTCTTCGTGTGTTTTGCTGTTTCTTCCGTCGCTTTCGCAATGCGATCCGTCACGCCGCCGCCCCCCATACCGGCGGCTTCCATCGCATTGAATGTGCCACGCACGCCGATGGTTTTCTTCTGCGCCTGCTCAATCGCCATCCCCAAACCTTCGAGGTAATCACTGATGGCAGGTGGCGGTTCCAGCCTGTCGGGGCCTTGGGATTCCTTCATCTTCCGCTTGTCGCGAGCCTCGCCGATGGCGTCACGCCATTCTTTTCTCGCTTTGTCCAATTCTTCATTTGATTGCTTGATCTTTTCCGTCTGTTCTTTTGCGAGCTTATCCTCGGCATCAATCGCAGCCTGACCAATCTGCGTCATGTTGTAGTTGTACGCATCGTCAGCAGTTTTACGTTCCTGCTTCCGCTGACTCTCGCGCTGTGCAAGGGCTTGTTTCTTTTGGGCCTCGATTTGATTGTTCGTCTCCGCGAGTTCCTTATCCGCCATGCCTTTGGCTTCGTTCACGTCGAAGCTGTCGTCGAACAGGCTCCACAATTCCAACAGCCGTTTCGTCGTCCAGTTGATCGCGGAGTTCCATGCCGTCTGGAAGCCTGCCGTAAAATTCGTCCACACCTTCGACAAAAATGCCGTCGTTTCGATCCATGCGGTTTCGAGCGAACTTCGGCAAATCTCCCACGCGGCGAGCGCTCCGTAAAATGCGCCCTGAATGATATTGACGAACGAACCTTTGAATTGCGTCCACAGGGTTTCGAGGGTATTGATGCCTGTCTGCCATGCTACTTTCAAAGACAGCCACAGAATCTTCGCCGCAAGCGCGATGTCACCGGCAGCCAGGGCGTCGGCGACCCCGCCGAATGCTTCGGTAGCGAACGACGACAATTCCGCAAATCGCTCCCCCAACCACGACAGGGCTTTCCCGCCCATCCCTGACGCATAGATAAGGTATGCCCCCAGCGCCGCCACCGCCGCCACTACCAGACCGATGGGGGAGAGAAGCCCGCCGATGATGCCGCCGAGCACACCGACTATTGCGGAGGCCGCACCGACGGCAGTGGCCAGCGCCGTGAACGCGCCACCAAGGAGTACAATTGCCTTGCCCAGCACCAAGAGCGCCACACCCGCCGCGACGACGCCGGCGGCAACCTTGAGGATCGTGACGATCAACTCCTTGTTCTGCTTTACCCAGTTAATCGTCTTGACCACGATGTCGATGGTGCGATTGGATACGTCCGTCAGCAGCGGAGCCACCGCCTCCCCCAATGTTGCGCCAAGCTGTTTGAGCACGGTCCACAACGTGCTCAATGCATTGGCCAATTTGACGCCAATAGCGACGCTGGCTTCCGAGGATGTCAGCCCAAGCCGCCTCGCCTCCTCCTGCATCGCATCAATTCCAGCCGCCCCCCGGCTCATCATAGGCAGTAGGTCCATTCCGGATTTACCAAAAATCGCCATTGCCATCGCCGCACGGACGGCGGGACTTTGAATGGCGGTGAGTTTGTCGGCGATCAACTTAAATTGCTGATCGGGGGATAAGCCTCGCAGGTCATCGACGGTCAACCCCAACTGCGCGAGCGCCGCCGTCGCCGTCTTCGAGCCCGCCGCCGCCTGGTAGATCGTCCGCTGCATCTTCTTGATGCCACCTTCGAGCGTCTGCATGTTCGTACCGGAGATCGACGCGGCGTAACCAAGCTCCGAAAGAGCCTCGACCGAGATACCCGTCCGCCGGCTGAGCGTCTGAAGCTCCTTGCTTCCGGATGCAAAGCCCTTGGCAAACCCCACCAGTGGTGCGGCAACGGCGGTGCCGATCATGGCCATCTTCTTGCCAAGATCGCCAACCGCGTTACCGAATGCCTTGAGCTTCTTGCCCGCATTCCGCAAGCCCTTCACGAGTGCTTTGTCGTTGACAAGCAACTCAATGAAGGCGCTGCCAGCTTTGATGCCCTGAGCCGATGCCATTGGTTACGCACCTTCCTTCATCAACTTCGCGACGCGGTTCACGATAGAAGCGATCACCGAAGGGTTGTGACACAGCGAATTGTGAGTGGCGTTGGCTACCACGACTGGATCAGGACCACCGGAGACGGCGGCGGGCAGGACAGGAAACGAGTTGGCGGCCCGGAAGATGTCGCAGATTTTCGGTGCGGCGTTTCCATGTGGATAGGCCAGTGTCCGCGACCAGAGCGGCTCATATGCAACCGGATCAAGCAGCACGAGGTAGTCCACGCGGATGTTGAAGCTGGCGAGATTGGTGCATGAGTCGAGCACTCGTTGGCCACCGAACGAGTGCCCGATTAGCACCACTTCCCTCGCCGGAAAAAGACGAACAGCCAGGTCGATGTCAGCACGGAACTGATCGAGACGCAGCGATGGTGTCCAAACACGAACACCGTCGAGTTGCATGAGCGCGTTGGCGATGCCGCCGGTTTGGGGACTTCCCAGCCCCCCCAGCACCGCCGCGAAGACCTTGATTGTGCCGGAGTCGCTCGTCATCGCTGCACTTACTCCGCGTCTGTTGCGTCTTGCACTTTCTGCACACCGGCCCGCACCGTCATTGCGAGAATGGACGTTGCGACGGTCTGAATGACGGTGCCGATCTCACAGGAGCCGTCCGCGAACGTGACCAGTACGCCGAGGATCGCAATGATGCCGACGATGTAAGTCTTCCAGCCTTGAAGTGTTTTTCTTACAGCTTCCATGTTTATGCCTTTCGTTAAAATCCATCCGGCGGTGTCAGCCGCCGCTTGCCTGCCCGGCGCAGCGCTAAACGAACACCAGCGTCGCCGCGATTGCGACGAGAGCCTTGAGTAGTGCTCCGATGGCATCACGCTGCCACGCGACCGCTGCCGCGTTCTGAACGTTCGCCGTTTGCATCTTTTGGTTGATCGCCGCCCACTCGTTTGCCAGTTCCTGATTCGGCAGCCTGCGAACGATGGCGGCATAGGACTCGTAGGGATCGCCTCGGGTTGCCAACTCGATCCACGCCCAAATATCGGCGGCGGTCATCGCGACAAATGCCGGGCCGTACTGAGCGATCACCGGCGCAAGCGTAGCAGCCTGGGTTTTGCCCAACTTCGTCGTCACCTGGTCAATGATTGTTTGCACCGACTGCGCTGCCGCCTCGGTGATAGGTTCAACGATAGTTCTGAGTGCTGTATCTGACATGGCATTTTTCCTCATCATTAAAAACTATCAATATCCATCCGTGTTCATCCGTGTGAATCCGTGGCCATTCACGTCGTCACGGTTTCGTGACGGGGGTGGAACTGGGTGATGCTTTTCCGTCTCTGGCATCGCGGAACAACTGCAGGAAGTCAGAGAGACCGCCGAGCACCTGTCCGGCCTGTGCGCGGGTGAGTCCGCCCTGTTCCTCTGGAATCTGAATGCGTTTGTAACTTTCGGCGGCGGCAGCAGCGGCAGTATCGAGACGCTCGGAGTAGGTGGCGTTCAGTTGCACACCATTACATGCAACCATGCCCGCCGTGAGGACCGCCGCGATGAGAAGTTTGAACTTCATAATCTTCATATGATCTCCTGAAAAAATTAAAAAACGCGAAACACAAAACTTGAAACTATGCATTCGGTACAAAAAACTTGAGCGCCGTGATGTCGCCCTTGAGCGGGGCGGTTGGTTTCGATTCCGTGTGTTTGCGTCGTGCTGGAAGTGCTGGGTGAAAGTCCGCAGGTTTGAAAGCTCGACCTTTTTTGGGATCGCGATTGACATTCGCCAGCATCGTGAGCAGCGCCGCGGTGTGGTTCCAGTTGTCTTCCTGCCGCGATTGCGTCATGTCGATTAATTCGCGGAGCGTGAAGTTTCCGGGATTGATGCCGAGGATTCCGGAACATTGCCAGATAAGTTCCCATGCAGTGTCGGCCCCCACTCCCCTCCGCCCTCCCCGTTTTCGAGGCCCGCCAGCGCCTTCTGCATCAGCCGATCGAGTTCCGGACTCTCCAATCTGGTCTCCACCGTCTGCAGCGCTGCCGTCTCGAACTTCCTCAGTTTCGCCAGCGCCTTGCTCAGTACCTGTCGCCGGCTTTGCGGGAAAAAATCGACCAGATCCTCCAGCAACGCCGTCGTTGCACCGTCAATGGCGTCGCCTGCCATCGACCTCCCGAAGTCCACGTCGCTGATTGACTTCGCATCCGCCTCCGGCTTGCATACCGCATAAATCACATCGCACAACAGCACCGGATCGCCAATCAGCCGATTGAGCAGTTTGCCTTCAATGACTTCGAGCAGGTTTACCTGCGCCAGATCGCGGACACGCTTAACGGTGTCCACGTTGATAGAAACCGTCCACGTTCGCCCAGCATTATCGACAAAGGTTTTCATGCATGTCTCCAAAGAAGCAAGGGATCGCAATACAAACAGTGTGTGGAGGAAAGGGGGGGGATTATGCTGTACCAACCGTCTTCCAGATCGGTGGGTTGGTGGAGTATGTAGGCTTTGCCGTGACCTTCACGCCCAGTGCCTCTTCGAGTGGCTCGTCTCGCGAGAAGTCGGTAATCATGCAGTCAGCCCACAACCCCTGGCTACCATTGGAATCCGTCCCGGTGATCGGACCATCCATCGCGGCAAGGCCAATAATCGAATTATCGAAGTATGCTTTTTGGACCGCTGAAAATCCGGCATCTTTTGTGTCCCAGATCATCTCAAATTCGATAGTTCCTTCTTTCAACGTTCCCGCCGTCGCCCGCCAACCTTTGTTTGCACGAGTGGTCACGTCCGCTTCGCCTTTGGTCAGCGAGAGCGTGACGTTTTTGACGTTGGTCAGTTCCAACCATGTCGGTGAGCCGCCGATACCGGCGACGCAGTAGTAGAGCTTTGCATCAAGTCCGAACCTGATTGCCATAAGAATCTCCCGTTTTGCGTGTGTGTTGAATGACAGCCTGAATCACCCGCCTCGTATGGAATTTTTCCAAAACGCGGGGAATCGGGGTTTCACATTTTCCAGCGCCGGTCCCATGAACGCGCGTTTTTCGTAACGCTGTTTCTTGTATCGCCCGCCGAACTCGTGGGCCTTCCCGCTGGTGCCAGCCACTTCAACATCCGGCCCAATTACTGCAGATGGTGGCGATTTGCCGACGGCGTATTTGATGGCACTTCGCAAGCGACCTTTGCGTGTGTTCGGCGGCGTCCCCGCCCGCGACCTCTTCGGTGATTTCCTGATCGAGTGCCTCGCCGCCAGCCGGATCGCCGCCGCCGCGTGGCCAACACTTGTGATGTTGCCACGCTTGGCGGCTTTGGCGATCCTCTGGGCATCGAACTTAATCTTTGCTTTGGCGGCGATCACGGCTACTCCGTTCACAACTGATTACTTCGCTGCAGCATCCTTCTTCACCGCAGCTTCCCTGGCGATCTCCACTTCGAGCAGTTGAACCTGCATGTCAATCTTGCCCGCCAAATCGCCCCACATTTCCAGCCATTGATTTTCCGTCTTCGTGGGAGGAATGGTCTTGCGGAAAGCAACCAACGCATTCACAACGGTCTTCTTCGTGGCGGCGTCCGATACGTTTGCATACTTGACCAGCCCGTCAACGATAAACACCGCGTCGTGAGGTACGCTGATGCCACCTTTGAGCGCCATGGTTCCGTATTCAAGAATCCTGGTCTTGTCATCCAGCTTGTCCTGAGTAGACAGCTGAATGGCGCTTTTGGCCGCAAGAATGTGATTGTTGTTGGCGACAGCCAGAGGAAGCAATTTCTCATCGTTGTTGGAAACCACATAGAGAGCGGTCAGAGCTTCCGTTTTCAGTTTCGGATCTTTGATCGTCAACGCAACAGCTTCAGCGAACTCGTAATCCCTGAATTGGATACGAAGCTCAAAAACCTTGTAAAACAAAAACAGCGAATCTGTTTTCAGGCCGACTCTGGCCGCGTCTGCATCCATCATCGCCATGTAGGACTTGGCATCGTCAACTTTACCGAAGAACTGGGCCAGCGAAGCCCGGTCGCGAATCCACTGGACTCGCGTCTCCTTGCTGACCGAACTGTTCGGCGTATTCGCATCAAGCCACGCCTGCCTCTCGGAGTCATCCGTCAGCTTCTGGTAATCTGACCAGACGAACTGCCTGGGTTGCGTCGTTTGCGCCAAAGCAACAGTACCGAAAGCAAACATCACAAGCATTGCACACAAAAGAGATTTCTTCATTGGCGTTCCTTTACATAAGAACCAGTCTGACTCCACCTCGACTTACGCAAGTCTGAGGTGCCACGACCGTCGGTCGTGAATTCTGAAAAATCGCTGAAGTCCCCCGCGTCTGTAATCGTGAGCGCAGCGCCGGCGGCGATGTACCTGTCCTCGATAGCCCGGCAAATCGCGCGGTTGGCAGCATCGGTTCTGTTGTTCGGTCGTCCGGTCAAATAGAAGTAGCGTTCACCCATGACCTGCACCGCGATCTTCTTCGTCTCCGTCCGTTTCAAGAACCGCATGGCATTTTCTGTGTTGACGGTGTTGACGCCGAAGTTGAAGGCGACGATGCCGGAAACGCCTTCGGGGACAATCTTCCAGACGGACGCTTTGGATGCTTCGGAATGGAAAAATTGCAGATTGCCGAGCACGGGGATGTTCGGATTCACCCCGCGTACCGCTGCCAGCGTGTAGCCGATGAACTGTGCGTCGGGCTTATAGTTGTGCGTCCGCTTGTTGCCATAGAGGACCGTTCCCGGATTCGTCTGCCGCCATCCGAGGATAAATCCGTCACACTGTTTCGCCAGATGCTGCAAACTGTTGTAGTAGTCGGACGGGTCCATTGCATAGATATCTGTCGCATCTATAGAACCACCGAAAGCGAACCACACCTTGAACCCTTTTGATTTTGCGTAGGTGATGGCTTTGTCAAAGTTCCGAGGATCGTCCTGCATGTACCAGGCGAGCAGCAATGCGTTGTATTTTTGTGCGGCGAAGTAATCCAGCTCGCGTGTGAAATTCTCGTATTCCACATCACTGGTCGGTGCCCGCAGTTCCGACACCATCCTCAGTCCGGTCGGCAACTGCACCTCAGCTATCGGCGGATACGTGCGAGAATAAACCGCCGCCCATTTGTCGAGCGTATCGACGTTGACAGGAAGGAAGAGCCGACGACGAGCAATGTCGCTGTTACGGCCGAAGACTTCTGCATATCGAATGAACCGGACGACCTGCTCGGCCAGATTATCGAGGTTATACGGCGAACCCTTAAATGTGGCCTGCGATGCCGCGAAGCTGGCAATCTGTCCGACATAACTGGCCGACCTCGTTGTGAAGTCCGCCAGCTTACGGGAAAACTTCACAGACGACAGCGTAAACTCGATTTGTGCGGTCGCCTCGAACACAGCGCTCGACGGCGTAAATTGCGACGTGGTCTCCGAGAACGTTACGCTCGAAGTCGAGAACGATGCGGGCGTTGCCGCAGAGAACGCCGCTTCGGTCGGCGTGAACGTAGGCGTCTGTGGCGTAAAGACAGGCTGCGTCGTCTGAGCGAAGCCAACCGTACTACACGCCAAAACTAAAACTGCAATCATTTTCTTCATTGCATTTTCCTCCGCTCGGCGATGACAAACTCGACGATATCTTTGGGATGCCATGTTGTGGGGAGGCCAGTCACGGCGTCGTCGCCATTCACGTCGGGGTTTTCCGTCCTGTTTCCGTTTTCGTAGACGACGCCCTCCACCGTGACGGTCGCTGTATAGATACGCATGATGACCATATCGCCGGGCTTCGCTTCCGGCGGATCGAAACTATCAATTCCAAACAAAGCGATGGATCGTTTCGGAAAGTCCGGATTCCACTCCTGATTCTGAATCCTTGCAGCCACTTTCCATTCTACCGGGTACGCATTCGGAGGCGTCCGAACCTTGTATTCCATAATGAGATCGGCCAGCGGTAACAGCGGACTACCTTTGGATAACTGCGCCGGCGTTGTAAAGTACCGCATCGTCACCGGAAGATTTGCGGTAAACCCATTGTGATAGACACCATCGTTGACCGTATGCACATGGTTGTTAATCATGTGCAGGTAGTTCTTCTCAAACGCAATCGGAGTCGGACAAGCCAGCAACGCCGACAAACTCATCGTCAACGCCAGCCCCAAAACAGCCAGTGTGCTTTTCCAGAAGCTCATTGCAGTGCTCCTACAAAGATGCCGCCTTTTACATTGGTGTCGTCTTCACCGGCTTGGGTGAATTTCCAGCGGTAAAACGCCTCTTTGAAATTGCTGCCGATCAATGCCCGTGCGTTGATAATCAAAGGCTGCCCACGGAACGGTGCCATCAGCCCGCCGTTGCCGATCTCCTTCCAGAATAAAAATCCCTCGCCATCAAAAACCCTGATCAGTTCCAACTGCTGCGGCGACGCCGTTTTCGTATCCAGCACGAGAATGATATTTTTGAAATCCTCATCCAGCGCAAACTCGACCTGCACGTTCATCGGCACATTGGTGTTACTCGGAAACGGCACCATCACCGTAATATCCCGATCCTGCGACAGTCCCCCCCCCGATCCACCGCCGCCACCGCCGCTCCCCGATTCAGGACACAATCCAAATCCGTAAGGTTTCATGATTACGTCCCTCCCACTACGGTCACAACATCACCAGGTGTTCCCTTGACGAAAATCTCCGCAAGGTTCACGCACGGCAGGTGATGCCATTCCCCAAGCGAAGTCCACGGCACATCCTTGCCATCGGTCCCACGAAAAAACACCGGCCCGGTATTCGTCGGCGACACATTGATGTCCACGCTGGCCACCAAAGGTTGCGCCGACAATGGCTGATATTCCGCAGAAAGATCGACACGTAACATGACAAAGTTCTTCATGTAATCCTCAACATTCAGCGAACGGTACGAAAAGTTAATGTCAGAACACTGGTGAAAACCTGCTTGCTCTCCAAATGTTCCGGTGAATAGATCGGAGCGTTCTCCGTCTTCACCCACACCGCCGCCCCCCCCGATCCACCGGAAAATTCCAAACGTCGTAATCGCAAACAGTCGGCGATTTTCTCGACAACCGTCATCAAGCCATCCAGTTCCTCTTGGTCGCCCGCATCCACTTTCTTCTGCACCGCCACGTCGATGCTCACATCGTGCTGGTTGGCGTTCCGTCCCGAACTGGTGATCTCAATACCTCGCGGCACCACCGACACACGAAGCGTCTTGAGTTCCGGCAACTCGAACTCAGGCCGATACGCCCGTACCGCATCGAGTTTGAGCGGTTCGGCCTTGATCGCCGCGACAACGGCGTCGGCAATACAGATCACCAGCGATGGCATGCTCACTGTCTCCCGATGAACTGAACCAGTTGCATGACCGCCGAAGCGCCGGCGCTCACGAACGCACCAATAACGATCCACGTAAGTCTGCGACGGGAAGCGGCGGCGGCTTCCAGAAGCTCCAATCGCAAATTGATCCCCGGTTTTCCGTTCCCCCTGATTGCGTCATCTAGCCGGTCGAGCTTGCTGTGTAGACTTAAAAATTCCGGACGACAGATTCGTTCGTATTGACCGTCTTGACAGTTGTTTGGCGTCATGAGGCTACCTCCATATCCGTTTGCTTCGTATGAATTCTCAACGTCTGCCGGTATCCATCGCTCCATCGCCAGCAGGGTTCATCACCGGGGCCGACGACTTCGTAGACAAACACCTGTGTACCACTGGTCTCCCGAATGCGATCACCACGCTTCGGCAGGATCGGCGTTTCACCGATCACTAAATCCGCCGCGAGAATCAGGTAATCCCGACTTTCGATCCGCAGCAAAGCACCACCGCCATCGTCGATGTTGAAAGTCGTGGTGCCGATAGTCGCGGGCACTTCCACCGAATCCTCCCCCCGCTGGTAGACCACGGACTGAGTCATGAACTTCGTCCGTTGGTCTTCCAGCCAGGCCATGCCTTTCTGCAGGAGATCAGCCATATCTGTCTCCTCACTGACTCAATCGTGCAAACACCGTGGCGTCGGTATCCGTCGCCGCTTTGATGGTTTTGCCAATCAGTTTGTTACCGCTGGCGGTGACCGTGGCCTGTTGCGCCGTCGCATTCCAATACACATTGACGCCTACGGCAATCGCGCTACCGGCAGCCGTCGCCTTCGGAAACTCAAACACCCCTTCGACCGCAAGACTACCTTGCGTATTGGCTGGAATTGGGCGTTTGGTCACGCCGATCAATTCCCCCTGCACAATCACCGCCCCAGCGGGAACATCCACGCTTGGGGTGTAATCAATGTTGTCACCGTTCTGAACAAAAATCGCCATGAGAACTCCTCAAAGTGTTAGTTTGTTGATTGAAAACTGAAAGCTGAAGGAAACGGGGAGGGCCATAGACCGCAGTGCCCACTGCCTGAGGTCTACAGCTTCACCTCTTTCCATTACGCTTCTCCCTTGCTCCGAATCCCGGCCCGCGGGTCTTGCAAGTTGACGCCGAAGTCGTGGAACCCCCTCATCTTCACGCCGAGGTAATTGAAATCAGCTTCCGCCGATTCAATGGTTGGACTTTCCTGGCCGTTCAAAAACGCGACCTCGATCAGCGGTAGATCGTTGGGATCAGCCATCAGATACCACGCCTTGCTGCTCGCATTGCCTTTGTAGAGTGCGTTGGACAGATAGCGCGAGACTTCCACGCGGTACTTGCCCTGGTGCGGGTTGGCGATGGGATATTTGCTGTTGGCGGTGGTGTCGCGGAGTTCGAGGCTCTTGTAGAGCTGCGTGCCGATTGCGCTCAATGCCGTGGGCACCAGCATGATCGACGGCATCAGACCGATGGGTTTGCCATCGGAGTCAGTCTGCTCCATGAAGGCCACTTCCGCTTTGGTCAGCCCGTCGATATTCAAAATCGTGTCCGGTCCGGTCAGCAGATTTTTATTCGTGACAGAGAAGAACATCGCGTTGTTCAGGAAGACGGTCCAGAACACATCGTTAATCTTGAGACCACTGCCGCGTCCGGACTTACGGGGGATGGTGGTGATCGCTCCGAGGTCGTCGTTGATGATGTCACGTCGGTCGATGGTGAGCATGAGGCCGTAGGTGTCGGCCTTGTTGGTGTAGACTTCATTTCCGAGCGTCCCGTGCTTGATTTCACCGCCGGGCGCGACGAGTTCGTATTGATCCTTGCCGATCAACCGATACGAAGTCACGGTTTTGAAATCGTTGACGCTACGGATGGCGCAGATATTCCGCCACACACGTTCGACGCTGAAAAATCCTTCGAGCAGAAACTTATTGGAAACATTCGACAAAATGCCACCGATGTCGATGGTGCTCCACCCCGCCTGCACCTGATCACGCGATGCGAAAGCCATTCGCATAATCGTGTGCGAATCGGACCGAAAACTGTGGCCGGTATAACCGTTGGCCATCGCCGCTTCCAGGAGCAACGCCTGCAGCCCGATCCCGTGCCGGAACCGCTTCTGTGCCGCCTCCAGCGTCTGCTCGGTGTAGTGCTCTTCGGGCTTGCTGATCCCCGCCGACAGCAGACACGCCGCCGCGAGCACATCGTGCGTCACCGGTCCAGGAGCAGCGATGGAAAATCCATGCGGAGCAGCCTGAACAGCACCGGGCAGCGGAGCGGGTGGTCGACTGGCTCGCAGAACTTCCAATTCGGTTTTCGTGGCGTCCCATCCCTCACGAATCGCTTGTGCTTCGATGTCCGCAAAATGTCGTCCCCCTGGAGCGGACGGCGCACAATGCCTACGGATGGCGGCGATGCGGTTGGTTTCAGCAAGAGCCTCCGCACGAATGTCCGCCGTCATCGACGTGGGAGCCGCCTGGATCGCCGAAGCTGGAGCAGGATCGGTTGCGGTGACGGTTGCTTGCGCATTGTGCATTTCATTGGTCTCCTGCTGTGGGCGATTCGCGGCAACCTTCGCGGAGGTGTTGCCGTCTGCGCCCAGATCCACAAAACTGATCTCACCGAGCGTCGCTTTACGCACGACATTCACGGGACCATCGAACGACCGTCCATTCACACTGACTTTCTGGCCGTCTTTGATAAACTCGAATTCCTCGACGCTCGCGCCGATGGATGCCTGCCACGGGAATCCGTTCTTGCCCGAAATCACAATCTCCCTCGCCGCCACCGTATCTCGCGACACCACACCCGTCGCAATAAGCTGTCCGTTTTCAACACGGATCGCATCGGTGTGTCCGACGCCGGCGGCTGCATCATGACCGAAGCGAATGGGTCGGTTCTGATTGGGAATAGTTAAGCCCGCCAGATCCACAATCACCGGCTGTCGCCAACCAGCCAGTCGCATCTGTCCGCCGGTATAAGCAACCATCCGAAACTTCGGCAGCCCCCCCCCTTGCGTCGCACCACCAGCTTCCACGCCTGGGGCCGCAGCCTCAATCTGAAAGCTCGCTGTCAACGTCAACGGTCCCGCTTCAAGCTGCTCGTTTTGAGGAATTTTGTTCATCGTTCGTCTCCGTTTTAGGTTTTGCAGATGACGGCGCGATTTGCGCCGCGGTCAAACCGAGTTCATTCATCAACGCCACTTCCTTCGCCCGTTGGCGAAGCTCGTCTTCCCAGTCCCGCCCCTGACGGGCGTATTCGTATGCAAGCGTTGTGGTGTTGTTTTGCAGGCGAGTAGCCTGAGCATTCGCCTCTTTGTTCGGATCGACGTGCTCCTGCCCATCCCAGAACCATTGATGATCAATCTCGCTGAACGGTGTGCTCTTCAACGACGATGGCAGGAAGTCCGGAATCAGAATCGCTTCCTCGATCCAGACCCGCAGAATGTGATTGAGTACCACACGCCCGATTTGTTCCTGATCGACGCGAATGGATTTGTAGTAGGTCTGATGATCCAACCGTCCCGAAGCGTAGTTGTAGCCCGATGAATTCCCCGCCGCCACGTTGAACGGCATATTCAGGCAACGCGCGATCTCGTTGAGGATTTCCCGCTTGAACATATCGTAAGTCGTAGCGGGCTGCTCGGCTTTCAACTGCGACGGTTCCCATCCCTCCGGCGTAAAGACCGCCATGTTCGGAACGAACTCCATCTCCGTCATGGGTTCGACCTCAGCGGCTTCTCCACCCGCCGGCGCATTGGTTTTCATGAGGATCGAAATGTTCGCCACGCTCTCAGCGGAAGCGATCACCGCCAGCGTGTAACGTCGCAACTGCGCGAACAACGGCAGCGACGGCGTAATGTCCGGAATGCCCCGGTTCTGCCCCGGTCGATCCGCACGGTAATAGTGGATCATCGAAGCCGCCGGAACCGGATCGCTCTTGCCCCCCCCCGTTTCCCCTCCTATCCCACGTTCACCGGGATGATTCTTGAGGATGTGATATTGGATGGGGTTGCCGTATTTGTCGTAAACGATCCCGTCGGTGATGTTATCGAGTTGTACTTTGGACGCCGTTTGCGATGGCGTGGCAACCTGATCCGCTTCAATCAAACGCAAATCGAGCTTCACCGGCGAATCGACCGACGGGTTGGCCACCAGCAGAATAAAACACTCGCCAGACTCCGCACGGGCCATCCGCATCGTTCGCAGCTTATCAGCCAGGTTAATCGCCTCGGCCCACTGCTCAAAAGCATCTTCAACCAGCGTATTGACGTCACTGTCCTCGGTGAGCATATGCAGGCACGGCCCGGTCCCGATGGTGTCATTGGCAAGCGTCAGTACGATCCCGCGAGCGTAAGAATTGTTAGCGACTTCATAGCGAGCCCTGTTCCGCAGCACCCTGCGAACATTGGGCTGATTCGCGGCATTCGGCGAAAGCCCATCCGCCGCCGCCCAATGCTTGCGGTTGTCCGGCGTGGTCTGCGCGGCGTCGTATCGCCCGCGCACAAACAGCGATTGCTTGATCGCCGCCTTGACCTGCTTGGTTTTTGTCCAGGGCCAGAAACCCATGCACTGCACCTATCCGTCTGTCTTACACTGTGCCAGGGGGAACAATCTTGACTCGTTTAAAACCCTTGGACGGGTCTTTCATCGCTTCCTTCGCCGCGAGATATTTGTCTGCTTCGATCAAATCCTTCAGTGAATGCTGTTCGACCTCCGCGCTGTCCCCCTTCGCCCGACGGGGTCCGGACAAATTGGTTTTGATGATGTCTTTCAAGTCTTCGTGCAT